AGTGAAGGACCCGACCCCTTGCTTCACAAACATTTTGGGGGAAACTGGCGACAACCAGCCGGCATTGGCGGCGACTAAACAGCATTTGCCCAGACTTGAAACGGTTGGCTTAAGTCAGCACAGTTTTGGGGAGGGGATTTCCCAGTGGGCTAGTTTGCATATGGGCATTGAATTAATGCCATGGCAAAAGCATGTGTTAAATGGTCAGTTGTCCCATGATGGTTTAGGCAATCTGCAGTTTCGTGAATCTCTGGTATCAACGGCTAGACAACAGGGTAAGAGTATTGCGCTTCAAGCTCTTATTGGGGGCTGGTTGACTGACATAGCAATGCAACGTGGCAAACCTCAATCTGTGCTTTCGGTTGCCAACAAACTTGATAGGGCCGAAGCAATCTTTAGTGCTATTGCCCCGATACTTGTAGAGAAATTTGGCGGTAAGGCGGCCAACGCCATGGGCCGTAAGTCAATCAAAATGCCCGATGGTTCTACATGGGAAGTTAGAGCTGCAACCCCGAATTTGCACGGCGGTAGCCATGACCTGATCGTGGTTGACGAATGGTGGAACGTCAACGGGGTTGTGGACTTGGCCCTAAGGCCCAGCCAAATTGCTAGGGCTAACCCTTTGCTGTCTATGTGGTCAACAGCTGGTGACGAAAGCAGTGTCGACATGGTGGCATATCGTGAAGCTGCTATTAGCGAGATTGACAACGGGACTACCGGCAACCTTTATTTTGCCGAATATTCTATGGCGCCTGGCAGTGACCCCCGACTAGAAAGCAATTGGATTATGGCTAACCCAGCAATGGGGCAAACCGTGACCATTGAAGCGCTTAGGGCTGTCAGCAAAAAGGACAGTTTTCTGCGTGCCCACTTGAACATGTGGGTGTCGGCCCGTGGTGCCTGGCTTCAACCTGGCGTTTGGGACAAACAAAAAACTGACCAACCTATGCCGCCTGGTGGCGTGTTGGCTGTTGACACCGATTTAACAGACGGGCGTTATGTGGGTGTCAGGTCATCGGTGCTTGAATCCAAAGCGCATGTGTGTGTTGAATTTATGGTGGATACCGAAGACGCAATGTGGGAAGAAATAGAACGGGTCATGGCAGACACGGCCACAAGTCTGGTCATTACGCCAGCCTTGCATTTGCATTTGCCAAAACATTTGGAACGTCGAAGTAGCGTCATTGGTTACGGCGAGTTACTGAAATATTCGGGCCTTATCCAAAAGATGATAGTTGAAGGAAAAGTGCGGCACCGTGGCGAACTCGCTTTGGCTGAACATGTAAATAGAAGCGTGCTCACAAAAACGGGCGGTGGGGTCGTTTTGTCAAGTCAGAAGAGTCCAGGCCCCATAGAGCTGTGCCGGTGCATGGCATGGGCGATTGCCGAAAGTTCACGGCCAAAGGTTGTTGGCAAACCTATGTTTGCTGTGTCTAGGACACCGTGAACCTGCGTCACGCTAATGTTTGTTTAGTCCCTGTCCTGCGTCGGGCAGGGCAGGGACACCCCCCGATAGGAAAACACCATGGGATTATTTACAAGTAACAAAGTAAACAAGGCGCAGATTTCGCCCCAGTCTGAACCAACCGTGCAAGCAGCTGCAGTTGGTGGTGCTTACTATTCGTCGCAAGTCGCAGGCCCAAACCTTATTGGTGACTGGTGGTCATACCAGGCAGGCGTCATGCGCAACCGTGCAATGTCCGTTGCCGCCATCAGTCGAAGCCGTGACCTTATGGCTTCAGTCCTGGCAAGCATGCAATTAAAAATGTGTACGGAACGGTGGAACGAAACCGAAGGCGAAATGGAAGAAGTGCCGTTGGCGCCCCGTTCCTGGCTACGCCAACTTGACCCCGAAATGCCAAACAACTTCATGTTTCCGTGGATATTTGACGACCTGTTTTTCTTTGGCCGTTGTTTTCTTTACATCACAAGTCGAACCAAAGACGGTTACATGGCCAGCGCCACCCGTTTGCCGCAAGGTTCAATTACGACGCCCGACGCAAATCCCCCAGTGTGGTTTGGTAAAAGCAAAGAAATCTATTTCAACGGTGGCGCCATAGACCCCAAAGATGTTGTGCAAATCTTTAGCCCAACACAAGGCATGATTTACATGTCAGAACAAACAATTGCTACGTCACTAAAGCTTGAAGAGGCAAGATATCGCAACAGCTCTAGTGCAATCCCTGCCGGTGTACTCAAACAAACTGGCGGTGAACCATTGTCAGCAACTGAACTTGCCGCACTGGCCGAAGCGTTTAATCAGGCACGTGCAACCAATCAGACAGCTGCACTAAACGAATTTTTGACGTACACAGAAACCAACGCAACACCCGACAAAATGCTGTTGATTGACGCCGCCAATTACCAAAGTCGTGAAATCGCTAACTTGTGCAATGTACCCCCGTATTTGTTGGGTATTTCAACAGGTAGTTACGCTTACACAAACAGTGCTGGCGCCAAATCAGACTTGTGGACTTTCGGCCTGTCGATGTACGCCGAAGCAATCGTGGCCGCCTTGTCACAACAGTTGCCCCGTGGCACCTATGTTAAATGGGATACCGACAAGTTTTTAGAAACAGAAAAAGAAGAATACGCAGTCATGGAACCCATGACTGAAGAAACAGAACCACAAGAAAACACACAGGAAGATTTGGCATGATTCGATTTACTTCAAACACATTTGCTTTAGAAGCTGCAGGCCCAGACGGTGAAGAACGCCGAACAATCACTGGCATTGCAGTGCCGTACAACACTTTTGCAACTGTCAGCGATGGCACCACTGTGCAATTTGCACCAGGCAGTTTGCCCGTTGAAGGCAAAGCACCACGCCTTTACATGTACCACGATTCAACCCAGCCCGTTGGTTTGGTTGCAGAACGAGTCGACAGCCCTGAAGCCATGTACTTCACAGCCAAAGTGTCAAACACCCGTGCCGGTGACGAAGCGTTAGTGCTCGCAGCTGACGGTGTAATTGACAGCGTTTCAGTTGGTGTCAACCCCACAGAATTCAAGTACGACGACGAAGGCAACATGACAATTTTGGCGGCTGACTGGGTAGAGCTTTCCCTTGTCCCCACGCCTGCTTTTGCTGGTGCTACGATCAGTCAAGTAGCGGCCGAAGCGCCACAAGTCGAAACACCAAAGGAAGAACCCAAAATGGAAACCAGCCCAGCAGTTGTTGAAGAAACCGTAATCCCCACGGCACCAATTTTTGCCCAGGCAAAGCGTGAACCACGCCTGCCGAACGCTTTTGAATTTATGGCCGCAATCCACAAGGGCGGTATTGAAGCCGCTAACGCCAACAAAGTTTGGGAAGATTACCGTGCCTACCACAAGTCACCGATTGAAGCCGCCGCTGGCGATGTAACGAGCACCAATGTGGGCGGTATTGTGCCCCTTCCGTTGCTCGGCCCAGTTTTTGCGGATATTAACTACATCTCGCCGCTGTTGACAGCCGTCGGGACAAGGGCAATGCCAGGTGGCGGAACTGGTGCCACGTTCATTCGCCCAACATGGACAACCCACCCAACTGTTGCCGAGCAGGCCGCACAGTTTGACGCAGTGTCAGCAACCACCAGCGTGATTGCCGCCAACACCGTCACAAAAAAAAGTTTCGCCGGTGCGACCACCTTGTCATACCAGACGGTGGACTTCACTGACCCAGCCGCTATGGCAGTGATCATGCAAGACCTTGCCGGTCAGTACTTGCGAGCAATTGACAATTTCGCTTGCGACAACCTTGTCACTGCAGCTTCTGCTGATGGCGTTTGGGACTTGACCGTGGCCGACTTGCTGAAGTCAATCTACGATTGCGCAGTCACCACAGTTGCCGCCACCAACTTTTTGCCAACCCATATTGCTGTTGACCCAGCGACCTGGGGCTTGATGATGCAGCTTACGGACGACCAGAAGCGCCCGATTTTTGGTTACACGGGCGGTGGCCTCAATGCGTTTAACGCAATCGGTAACGGTGGCATTAACGCTTTCCAAAACGCCAACCCACTTGGATTGCAAATCGTCGTTGACAACAATTTCGCCGCAAAGACAATGGTAATTTTCAACAGCAACGCATACGAAATTTACCGCCAAGACCGTGGCCTGCTTTCGGTTGAAAACCCCAGCACCATTTCACGCACCATGTCAATGTTCGGTTACGCCGCAACCTTTGCTGCTAACTCAAGCATGATTCGTAAAATCACCCAGGCTTAGTCGAAAGGCGGTTAGCCGCCCATGGCTGTTTACTCTGTTATCTTCCATCAGCGTTTGGACAATTACGCAGC